AGCATCAGATAATCAAGCGGTTAGAGCTAAAGTTTTTAATGCTACTAAAAATGTAACAGATGAAACAGTTCAACAATTCTTAAATAAAGAAACATCTGACACAGGTACTCAAATGCAACAGCAAGAACTTAAAAGACTTACTGAACAAGGCATACCTTTAAAAGATGCTTGGAAAACTATAATGACTGACCAAGCTAAAAAGAATTTTGAAGATGCCGAAGACAGATATGCATTAGGTAATGTGTACTCTAAAACTTCTAATACAAAAGTTACACAAGAAGGACCTGAGGCGCAAGCTCAAAGACAAAGAGACCTGGTTGATTATACTCAAGAGGCACAGTATAAATATGCTATAAAGCAAGCAGAAGAACTTGCTAAGTTAGCTCCTAAAACAACAGAAGAGAAAGACAAAGATGTTAATGAGTTTAGAGTTGTAGGGCCTATGGCTACTTTAAGTGTTCCAGACTGGGCACCAACTATTAAAGCTTTACAAGAAAATGGAATTTCTAAAGAAGCAAAAAATTTAGAAGAGTTAAATATTAGCCTTAAAAATAAACAAGCACAATTAGATGCTGCTAGAAATAATGGAGACCAAAGAGCTCAAACTACTTTAAGTGCTGAGATTTCAGCTATTTCTAGCAAAATTAAAGGTTCTACTAATAGTATACAAATGTACAGAACTATTGAAAAACAAGCGTTAGATGAAGCTACTAGAGAAGCTAATATTACAAATAACAAAGAAATTATAACTACTTATGCACAACTTCAAAAAATTGTAGTACCAAGAGTTTATAAAGCTTTAGAAGCTTCTGGATACCCTAAAACAGTTAATGCAACTAATACAAAAGGTCAGAGTGTTACATTAACAAGAGAGCAAATAGGAAAAGCGTTAGCTTCTGGTAATGTAAAAGGAACTTTATCTAGTACTCCACTTGAACCTGACGCTAACGGTAACATAAATTTACCAGAGAATAAACTAGTGGAAACTTCTGGATTTAATAGACCTAGACTTACTTCTTACGTCGTAAATATTGATGGAAAACAATATTTATTACCAGCAAATGTGGATCAAGGAACTATGTTTGATTCTAAAGTACAAAATGTATTTAAGGAAACTACAGAACTTGTACACACTAAAGCAAAAGAAAAAAGTACTAAAAACTTTTCTATTCAAGATAAAGGGGTCACGCTTACTCCAAAAGAAAAAGAAGTAATGAACTCTGGTGAAGATATGATGGGGTTTGTAGGTAATGATGGTATTACTCCTATGGGAAAACCAGTTGGTTATGATCCTACTAAAACTATTAGAGGTGGTACTATGGGAGAAATGACTGGTCTTGTAACAGTACAATATAGAGACAAAGATGGTAATATTTTAGCTTCTGGGTATAACACTACAGTTGGAACAGAAATTCAAAATTTTATAGGTGAACGAATGTCTAGAAGTCCTCAAGAAGTAGTTAGAAACATAGGACTTCAATGGATGTACAAAGACAACGAAGATACTAAAAAATTATTCCCAGGAAACAAAATAGATGTAGGCAATGACGGAAAACCTATCCTTTACTGGAATGGAACTAAGACTATACCTGTAATAATTGATGTAACTTCTGCAGGAGTTGGTTCAGTTGTAGATAAAGCTACAGGTCAAGTAATAGTTATCAAAGGTAAAAAACAAGAAAACTTACCTACAAGTACTTTACAACAAATTTTAACAGTTTCTAAATTTCAACAATAGATTATGGCATTAGAAGATCTTAACGACGTATACGATGGTAGAGAGATTCCTCCGGTAAAAGAAAATCCATTTCCAAATACACCAGGGGTTGCTTTTAATCCTATGGCTACTGGTAAAGTTACAGCTAGTGCAAGAGATTACAATCCTGCAGATTACACTAGTTATTTTCAAGCGCCTGTGTATGAAAATCAAGGAGATATAAATCTTCGTAGAGGAGAGTTGCAAAGTGGTTGGGATAAGACTGGTAATGCTATTGTACAAACAGTTGGTAAGATTGGTACTCAATTGCTAGATATGGCAGGAGGAATTGGTTCTTTACTTACAGAATGGGGAGATAACAGAGATTACAAAAATGATTTTACTAAAGCAGCAGATGACTCTAATGCTTGGTTAGCTAAAAACTTCCCACTTTACAGAAGTACTAATGATACGTTTGGATTAACTGATATGTCTTGGTGGTTAGAAAATGCTTCAGGACTTACAGCTTCTGTAGCTGGTTTTGCTATTGGAGGTGCTGGTATAGCAGGAGCACTTGGTGCTGTTGGTAAAGCTGCTAGAATAGGTTCTACTTTAGAAGCAGCTTTAGGTAGTGTAGCAGAACTTAGTACAGCTAGAAGCATAGTACAAGGAGCAGAAAAAACTTTAACTGCTGGAATGCTAGCATACTCAGAAGGAGCTATGTCTGGGCGTAGAGTTTTTGATGAAGTGTATCAAACTCAAATAAGAGCAGGTAAGTCTGACATTGAGGCTAAACATATTGCTGCTCAGTCAGCAGCTACTACAGTACAATTAAACACTATCATCAACACAGGAATGAATCTTGCTGGTGGTATGGACATGTTCTTCAATCATGAAAAGAACAAAGTAATTGAAGTGGCTAAGAAAACGTTTGGACGTAGAGCAGAAGAAACAGGTGAGGCTTGGTTAAAAAGATTAGGAGAAGAAACTCCTAACAAGTACGCTAGAGAACTTGGTACTGACATGGGTTTATTAGGCATGGGAAAGAAAGCGTTTACTATTGCTAGAGAGGCTACTGCCGAAGGTGTTGAAGAATTGACTAACCAGTTTGCTGAGCGTACTGGTATAGAAGAAGGAAAGAAAGGAAAAATCTACGGTCTTGTTGACCAGTTAGGACAACTGTCAAACTACTTTAATCGTACTATGGATAAAGAAGGGGCTCTTAATTTTGTAATGGGAGCAATTGCTGGTCCTATTCAAAACACTGCAGCATCTTTAGCTCCTATTCATAAAGTAGAAACTGGTACTGCACAAAATGCTGAGGGCGAATTAGTTGATGCCAAGGGTAACGTTGTGTCAAGTACTGACGAAGCAGGAAAAACCTATCAAGAAAACAAAGTGTTTAAAGGTTGGAACAGAGTATCTCAGCTACAGAAGAACAAGTCTATGACTAACAAGTTCTTTTTAGATATTAAAGACAAAGTAGTAGAAGATGCAAAGTACTTACAAGACACAGAACTTGCAATTAAAAAAGCAATCATTGATGGAAAACCACTTGAAGCAGAAAGATTAAAATCTGAATTCTTTAATGTGATGAACTTTCAAAGTGTTGCCTTAGGTATGGGAGACAACCTTAAAGAAACCTATCGATCTATTGCTGCTCTTGACAATACCAAAGACAATACAACAGAGTTACAAGGTAAAGTAGATACGTTACAACAAAGTATAGACGACACAAAAGCTAAAGGAGGTGATACTACTGAACTTGATATTCAATTGCAACAAGCCAACATAGACTTAACTGCTTCTAAAGGGCAAACAGCTGCAATGAAGTTAGGGTTTACAGACTCTATGGACAATAATGAGTACAAAGAAAAAGCAGAAAAAGCTATTAGAAATCTAGAAGCTATACAAAAGATTCACGACAATACTCAAAAGAAATATGGCTTTGACAAAGAACTTTCTAATGTAGAACAAGGTCACATTGCTGATTTTATCTTTCAACAAAAAGCAAACCTTTATTTATTAGAGGAAGACTTGGTTGAGAAACAGAACGAACTTACACAACTAGACACACCAGAAGTTAGTTCAAGTACTGTAGAAAGTGAATTCCGTAGACAACTACTTAGAAAACAAGAAGTTGGAAGACAATATAATAGAGCAGCTACAAGAGAAGAAAACTTAAATGCTGACATTGATATATTCAATAACTATGTGGATGACAAAGTTACGTACGATAAAGTGGAACCAATCCTTAGAAAGTATGGTACTGTTAGTCCTACACCCGACGGTATCAAGGAAGCAGTAAAGAAAACGTCTGACAAACTTAAGAAAATTAGGGCTGAGGTTAAATCTAAAATGGAAGACCTTGGAAGCTCTTTGTTAGAGAATGAAGAATATGTAGCATGGGCTAAGAAAAACTCTGGTAAAGCATTCACAGATTACGTAAATGATTTAGCAACTCAGTACCAAGATACTGTAGCTCACAGACAACTTGCTGAACATGTGGAAGACTTGAAAAGTAGAATCTCTACACAAAGTGATGCAGTGGCAGAAATGACTACAGGTAAAACTTTAGACAAAGTACTTAAGAACGCTAAGAGTTACTTTGATAAATTACAAAAGGAATATAAAGATAGACAAGAGGCCTTTTCTAAAAAAGAGAAAGCAGCCATAGCATCAGATGCAAAACGTAAAGAAGCTATCGTTTTACAACAAAAGTTATTACAGAAAAAGTATCACAAAGAGTTAGAACAAATAAAAGATAGACTTGAAGAACTAATTCAAGCAGAGTTACAAATAGCAGAAGACATTAAAATAGTTGAAATGCTACCCAGTGATGACTTTGCTGAATGGAATGCACTTATTGAAAAGCAAAAACAAATCAAAGCAGAGATTGAAGCTAGCCTTAATAGAATTGCTGCACTTGAAACATTATATAACGAGGCTGAGGCAATTATAACACCTCCTCCTCCGCCTAGTGCACCTCCTCCCCCACCAGCGGCTGCAAGTCCTACTCCAGGTACAACACCACCAGCACTTCCCCCACCGGGATCACCGACTGCACCAGTAGCGCCAATGCCAACATCATCTACTCCTAGTACTCCTGTACCATCTTTAGATGATGACACAGATTTACCTGATGTACCTGAAGTAGATCCAACATTAGGTGGCTCTACTGTAAGTACTACTCCAATGGCTGATGCTTACATGATGGTTCTAAGCAGCCTAGAAGCTCCTGCACAAGTTGCTTTAGAAGAGTACCGTAAAAAACTTATAAATGGAGTGTTTGAACCATTTTCTATAAACACAGTTGCTTTTGCACTAGATAACAAAGTACCTAAAGAAAGAATTGGTGAAGTTGCTGTAGCTTTAAAAAACTTTGTAGAAGAGTTAGGTGTTATGCTTAATGACATTTCAAATACTGTAGACGCTGCAACAACTGCAATGGATACAGACCTTGCAGATGTCCCAGTTGTAGATGTATCTCTTGCTTCTTTAGAGACAGAAGGTTTAGTAGTAGCTGATAACAGTGAAGAAGAAATGACTTTACCTGACAGTGGTAAACCAGCTTGGGCAGGTCTTAAGCAAATTAATCCTGAAACTGCAGGAGCTTCTAGAAGTACTATCTACTTTACAAAAATGTCTAATGGTACTTTACAAAAGTTAAGTACTCCTTTACTTGACCCTAAGCTTAACCCTAAAGTTATTGACCCACAAGAGTTACTACCTGCGACTAAAGTAAGAGTACGTATAAACACTAGTTATGATGGTTTAGTAAATGATACTTCTATTGATCCTACTCAAAATGTAGGAGGTGTTAGACAAATGGAAAGTAAGTTTGAAGACTTTTTAGATGCTGATGGAAAAATAGACTTAGAAAAAATAGGTAATGTTCCAATAGTATTTGAAGATGAAAACGGAAACGTACTTCAATATTTACATAGAGTAGACTGGGTTAAAGAACAAATCAACGGAGAAAGTGAGGACAACCCAAACAGATTTAGAAACGTCGTGGATACCTATACTGTTGGGGACCAAGTAGTAACTGACAATGTAGCTAGAGCTGCAGCAGAACTTACTAACATTAGAAGGGCTTTGGTTCAACAGTTTAACAACGGTAACACACAAGGTATTGAAACAGTTGTTAAAGAAAAGTCTTCAGGCCAACTAATACTTTCAGACAAACCTCAAAGTGCTTTAACAAACTTAGGCGCAGACTCTAACATTCAATTGGCTTTTGTAAAAGGTGAGAAAAGTTTAGCCGGCGGAATAGATGAATCTTTGTTAACAAATAATAACTTTAGTGAAGTACAAGGTAGAACAGTTGCCTTAATACCAGCTGCTAATGGACAACTTATCCCAACGGTTTTAACCTCTAAACCTTTAGGCGATTCTTCAAGAGATAAGCAAACCTTTATAAGAGCTATTGAACTTTTGTTAAATCCTGTACAAACAGAAGTAGACTTTATAAAAGATAGTACAGGATTTGATGTAAGTACTAATCAAGGGTTTAGGGACTTTGTGCTTCAGTACTTTACGTACTTTACAACGGAAGCATCTTTCATGGGTAAGGATAGTCTCGGAATGGCTATAGATTCTCAAGGATTTATTCAAGGTAAACCTAGAGTTGTAATCATGACTAAAGGCGAAGGCATTGTAAGTTCAATTGCTATGGAAGTAGATGACAATGGTACTTTAACGCAAGAGTCTTACATAGCTTTGTCAAACCTATTAAACAGTAGACATCGATCCCCAGCTTTAACTTCTTCTAAGTTTAAAGGATTGAATAGTACAGAAAAGTTTACTATACCATTGTACGTTCAAGGAGGTTGGAAAAATTCGGAACATAGAGATTACAACAAGTTTTTACTTTGGAACATGGAAACTAAAGTAACATTTGCAAAACAAGCACCTGGAGATAACAATAGTGGGTTTGTAACAGATGATTTAGGTCGTAAGATTCCTGTATTCCGATTTGCTGTTAACCCAATTATACAGTACGAACTAGATGATGTGCTGACTAAGCCAGGAGATTTAACTATTCCTGATAGTTTTGAACCAATTGTTGGTGACACAACCGTAACACCGGACGATGCTACACTAGTTTTTGACGACACTACGTTTGATTTTGCCTTAGATTCTAAAGTACAATCAGTAGGAACAAATGATAAACCTTCAATAGATATTAAAAGTCTCGAAAAGTTATTTACCTTTACACCTCAAAACGAACGTAATGGGAAAACACCAGTTGAGATTCAGAGTTACTACCAAGACATTGGAGTCACACATCTACCAGATGGGTTTAATCCTTTCCGCAAGTGTTAAAATTTTAAATTATGAGTTGTTATATTTCTTGGAACGGGCGTGAGTCCGTTCTAGCTTCTTTATTAGGGCAAAACGAAGGTGAGTTAGTACGTGACAGAGTAATGTCTTACGTGTACTCAAATGAATTCAAGGACAAGTTTGGAGACTTTCGAGATCCATATACTGTACCTGAATACTCTACAGATGACATTGGAAAAGAACCTTCTTATGCTTGGGTTAAAGAGCAACTTTTAAAAGATTCTTCTGCTAATGAAGCTCAGTTGCACATAAACAATGTAAAAGAAGCAATCCAAACTCAATTACCTAAAGAGGTAGCAGACACAGTTTCTGTTATTGATGTAGTACCTGATTCAGTTTTAGGACGTAGAGACTTGTTCTTTGCAATGAAAGACGTGTTTGAATCAAATGGTATTACTGACACAGCTTTAATAAACTGGGCAGGTATTAATAAATCTATAGTAGGGCATCCAAAAGGAATTAAAAACACAGCTGAGCTAGAAGCAATTCTAGAAAAGTCTTATGAAAAACTTTCTAATCCTGAAACTTACATAGAGTTAAAAACTAATCCACTTGCTGCAGAATCTTTTGATGCTTGGAAAGGAAGTCTACAAGATTACCCGCTTACATTTAGACACTTGATGTTAACGCACGCTGTGAAGTGGTTACGCAACCCAGACAGAAGATCTAAGTACGTACTACAATTAAGTTCTGTTGCTTTAAGAAACACTTATGGGTTACTACAAGACAAACCTCATGAAGCAAACCGTATAGGAAAGTTGTATGACCAAGAAGTACTTAAAACTGTTTCTGATGCTATTGGACATGAACCATCTGCAAGTGGTAAAGGTTATTGGGTACATGTACCTAGGACTGAAAATAAAAATGCTTTAAAAAATACAAAAACTTTATTAAGAGATAACACTAATGATCCTAATGCGCCTGCAAAATTTACTGTAGAGTATATGACTGAAGATGGCTCTTTAGACTTAGAAATGTTTGAAACAAGGGAAGAAGCTGAAAGATTTGAAATTAGTATAAAAGGAAATAATATTGTAGAAGATAACACTGCATACAAAACTAATGTAGAATTACTTCGTAAGCTTTCTCCGTCTACTTGGTGTACATCTGGATCAGCAGCAAATACTTACGTAGAAGATTATGATAACTATGTACTTATTGTAAACGGCAGAAGTGTTGCAGGTATAGAAGTTTACCCTGGAGAGGGTATTAGAAAAGTAAAAGAAGTAACTTCTGTAAACAACAACGGTGTAGCTTCTATAGATTTCTTAGATGACACTATAGCTTTCTTTGAAAAGAAAGGGTTTGATACAAACAATACAACACTTCAAAGAGCTATATCAGCTAGAGATGAAAACAAAACTGATGAAAGTTATGCAAACGAATTAGAGTATGATTTTGATAACCCGTTTGATAACATATTTCAAGAAGAGTACCAAGGGGATTATGAACAAGATTATTATAACCCATTTGAAGAAATGGGCCGAGAAGTAGACGATAGATATGACGAAATTCAAGGGTTAGCTACAAGTTTAACTACTGTTGAAGAAACTATAGAGTTTTTAAATAATCCTGACCTTGGGTATAGTTCAGGTTACTTTTTTGAAAACTTTACACAAGAACTTAGAAATAATTATGACATAGCTAAAGCAGCAGTTGAATCTTACGCATTAGCAATTAACTATGTAGACAGTACTTTACCTTTTTATGAAGAATTAGGCCTATTAGCTTTTTCTAAAAACAAAAATGTTTATACTTATTTGTCTCCTGAGTTACAAGCTATGCCTGGATTACTAACAGAGTATGCTATTTTTACTCAAGAAGAAGAAGATGAGTTACCTTTTTCTAAAACAGAAGATGCTATTCAAGGATACTACGATGCTAAGAATGACAAAGTAGTTGTAGTTGCTTCTAACATTACAACAGAAGAAGCAGCTAAGGTTGCTATACATGAAGTAGCCCACAGAGGTATGCTTCGTATGGCTAAAGAATTAGGAGGTACTAAAGAACTGTATGCTTCTTTAACTGCAGCTGAGTCTCAGTTGATGGAGAAACTTCCTGAGTTGTTAGAAAGAACAGGCCACAAAAACTTGGAAGCTTTAATGTTAGACTATGGTTTTACTACTAATAGCGAAGACGGTAAAGCTAAGTTGTTAATGGAGTTAGCTGCTAGATGGGCAGAGACTTTAGTAGACAAACCTAAGCCTTCTTGGTGGATAGAATTATTACAAAGTATAGGACAATGGATTCAAAACTTTACAGGTAAGACTTTAACAGAAAAAGAAGTAAATGAATTAGTTGGAGGTTTTGTAAGATACGGTTCTACTAACAACATAGAAACAACAGCATTAAGTCCTGCTGACACAGTAAACATTTATGCAGGTACTGGTGAAAATGCTGAGTTAAGTAATTTTGCACCAAGACCTTTTGAAATTGGTGGAATTAAATATAACAGTGTTGAACAAGCATTTCAACATGCTAAGTTAGCATTTGCAGAAACAAACGAACAAAATCTTAAAGTTGCAGATGCTATAATGAGATCTGATGGTGCAATGGCAAAATCATTAGGAAAAAAGTTTGTTTCATTTAATACAAAAGAATGGGATAGCCAAGCTTCTTCTGTAATGAAAACATTATTAAAAGAATCTTTTAAACAAAATCCAGAAGCTCTTGCTAAATTACAAGCTACAGGAAATGCTACATTAACCCATACACAAGATAAAGGTAAGTGGGGTAAAGAGTTTCCAAAACTTCTTATGGAAGTACGTAGTGAATTGACTATACCTGCGCCGCCAGTACAAACAGTTGAAGGTTACAGAGCTCAGGAACAAGCAGAACTAATTCAAAGAATACCTAACATAGAAGACTACAAAGTAGATGGTAAAGTAGACAAAAGTTTAATCACTGATGAGGCTGTCTTAGCTACTTACAATGAGATTTACGACAAGTACGATAAGTTAATCACTCCTTTGTTAAACGCTCCGGCACCACCGCCTCCTCCAAGTAGTAAACCTTCTTTTGTAAAGAAAGGTATATTTACAGTTACTCCTGCTCAAGCAGCTGATAAAAAAGCTACTATAAAAGCAAGTATAGCTACACAGTATATAGGATTTGGAGAAGGCATTCCAAATAGTTCTACAGAATTATACAGACAACAAGCCGGCCAATATGCTAACACAGGAAATTATTCAAGCAGTGATGTAATATTTGTATCTATAGGTGGTAAAAGAGGTACTGAACAACAACAAAAAACACAACAAGATAGAACTATTCAAGAGGCATTAAAAGCAATTGAAGCCGGCTCTACTTTAATTACAGATAATAGAGACTACATAAACTCTAGTACGTATAACACTGGAGAAAAACGATTGTATAAAAACTTAGAAGCTAAAGGTTACAACTACTCAGAAGTAACTATTGACGGACAAACATTAGGTGTATGGACTAAAAATAATACTGTTGTGCCAGCGCCTCCTAGTGCTGCGCCAGTGGGACCAACTTTACTTGCTATCAAAGTACCAGAAGGAACTAAAAGAGTAAAAGCTTCTGAGCGTACTTCTGAAGATATTGAAGCAATAAAAAGCGTAATCCAAAGAAGATGGGTTGATGAAGCGTTAGCTAATCCTGACAAGCAGTACAAAGTAGGGTACGAAAACCCTAACAAGAACAAGTATCAAGATGACTACGGGTTCTATGTTAAAGAGTACGCTGAGTACTTAGATGACATTAGACTTGAGATGGGTGAAGACTTTCCTACAAACCTTACTTTCTTTCCGGCGTTTGAGTTTGCAATGAATTCTAATCCTGCTCGTTTAATGAAAGTGTTCAGTTCTAGAATTGAAGAGTTACAAAAAAGAAAAGAAGATTTAAACGTAGACCCATTAATAAATGCTGAGATTGCTGCAAGAATGGAAGTAGTTGTTGTAGATTCAAACGGAACTACTTTAAGTTACTTTACAAAAGATCACGGAGGGAATGCGCAAAAAGAAGTAACAGATACTATACTTTCTGCAATGTACACAAAGTACTTAAGTACTACTGTACCTCCTTCGGTCGATACATTGTTTGAAGAAGGGTTGAAGACTATTGTAAGGGCTCAGATTGAGGCAAAGAAAAAAGGAGATACTAAACGTGAGACTTTGTGGGGTGACGTAAGACGTTCATTTGCTTTTAAAGATGACCGAGTTTCTTTTATGTCTTTAATGCTTAATCATTTTGAAGCCTTAGGATTTAGTATTGATAGAAAAGCTAAAAACGGTTTACTGTCTAAGTACGATAAACTTAAAAACGACACAAGCATTTTAGAGAAAGTAACTGAAACAGTTTTACAAGTTGACTTAGTAGAGGGAGACTATAACCTAGTACTAGAAGAAAGTGGAGACGATATTAACTTTGATCAATCAAGAGGTACTTCTTTAAAAGATTGGTCAGACTCTGCGTTTGAACAAGACCCTAGAACTACTGCCGGCGCAAGACTTAAGATGTGGTTAAGTACTCAATACCGTAAGCAGAAGGCTACTTACAGAATACTAGATGACAGTACTGGAATACCAATGCCTCCTGGTTCTGTAGACATTACAGAAAAGATTCCTTCTATGGAATGGTTAACTGGTTTAAAACTTGGACAACAACTTCAAATAGCTTTTGCTTTGAATGGAAAACAGTGTAGTCACAAAACACTTGGGCCACAGATTCAAGAGTACTTTGATACAATGCATCCAACTGTACCTGTATTAAACAGTTTAGGAATGCAAAGCTTAGTTCAGTTTGACACTTTGTTAGCGTCTATACTTGATGAACTTTCTTCTACTCCTGACATGACTCTTGAGTTAGCTATAAGCAAATTAAAAGGAAGTGGAAACTCTGACTTGTTTGAGACTGGAACCAGATTAGAAAAAGCTTCAGAAAGAGATCAGAATGAATTTTTAAAAGTAACTAACCTTCAGTACGTGAAAGGTGTTGTTATTAAAGCTAACCCTAAGAAAGATGACAAAGGCCAAGAATACCATCAAGTACGTGTAATCGAAGCGCAACAGTTTGGACAACGTCAGACTGTTATTAAAAAGTGGAAAGAAAGAAATGCCCTTAGTGCTGTAGTTAAAAAGAGAGCTGACGGTAGCAGAACTATTGATTTAGATAGAACAACAAAACAAGTAGAAGCTATTAAAGTACTTGCAATGCTAAGTAGTATCCCTACAAAAGAATACGTAAAAGGCCAAACAGTTGAAGAGAAGAAAGCAGCTGAAGAGTTGTACTTAGCAAACATGCAGGTATTCTTAAATGCTTTAGATAGTGCTCTTAACCTAAACAGAGAATACTTCAGTGGTATAACTGCTCAAATGTTAGTAGAAGATGAGTTAGGTAAAGTACTAGAAGGCGCTAAGAAAAGAGATTTCTCATCTAAAAGAAGTCTACAAGGTAAGACGTTACAATTACTTTTTAGAGAACATGGTGTGGATTTAAACGATGCTGCTATACAAGACTTAGTTGGTGTGTACATTAAACCTGGTAAAGGTAATGAGAAAGCTACTGTTACTGATAAAGTAGCTGAGTGGACTAAAGGTACTAAACTACAAGGTGATTGGTTAAGTCAGTATTCTTTTAGTCTAGAAGGAAAACCTAAAGGAATGTTCTCAGCTTTTTTTGGTAAAGCTGCAGGTTTATTTACTGACAAAGACTTAGATTTAAACGAAGAAGAACTTGAAGACCAAGTAATGGACAACAATCCATTGTACACAGAGACTACTACTATCAATGCATTAGCTAACGTAGCTAGAAAGCACACAGAAAACTTACATACAAACTCTCACAAGAATGCAGAAAACAAAACAGTTTGGGACTACAGTCTAAACACTGCTTTAAGTAATGAGGTACAAAGATTTGTAAACAACTCAGAAGAGATGAGAAAAGTTTACTTTAAAACTCAATTGCTTTCGTACCAAGATGCTTCTGGAAATATTGTTTCTGGTAACTGGCATTTAAACAGATTGTTAGAAAACAAAGACAAGTTTGGTATTACATTCTTAGAAGGATTAAACTACAACAACAGAAGTAAAGGAACTACACGTACTAACATGTCAGACCGTGAACAACTTCTTTCAGTTGCTGGTGCGTACTTTAATGAAGGAAGACCGTTTGCTAACATGGTTAGTTTAACTCACTCTGATAAAACAGTAACTCCTATTTTTACTGGTGTGCCTAAAATTAAAATAAGTGAAGTTGCTAACAATGGAGTAATTGGATTAAACGTACAAGAAGCTTTCTTTGAAGTCTTTATGGCTGAATACAGAAGAGCTTTACAAGTTCAAAGCATTCTAAAGAATGGTGACAGTACTGGCGATGCACAGTTAGATGCCGGCGGAACTAATTTCTTTTTCTTGCCTTTGTTTAACAAAGAAAGCATGAGAGTTTTTGGGACTGAACAAATGTTGTATGCTGAAGACGGTTCTTTATTAGAAACTATTGGCAACAACAAACCATTATTCCTTGAGTTAATTTCAAACTTCTTAAGAGATGAGATTAAAAAAGAAAGTGAAAAATGGGCTGAGTTAGGTATTGAGTACAAACATCTTGATAGGTCATATCAAAAATCTATGCAAAACGATTTGGATAACACTCCTAATTTTGGTAAATTGAACGACCTTGTTTACAGAAAACAAAACACTAAGGTTGAAGAACGTAACCAAATAATCTATAACAATGCTATTAAAGAGTTTACTTTAAACACTTTGTTGTGGAATATGAACAGTACTATGTTGTTTACTGGTGACCCTGCTCAAAACTGGAAGCCTTCTAAAATAGCTAGTGCAACTGAAGCCGACAACATTAATAGTACTTTTTCAGAGTTTGCAAAACGTTTGGCTAAAGACATTGCTCCTGGTCAGACATTAAACTTTACTAAACCTACGTTTAGAACATTAACTATTGCTGACGTAAAAGAAAAGTACGAATACATTACTAAGTTTGGAGGAAACATAGAAGACTCTAATGCTGGAGATGCCCAAGAGTTTACTACAGTACAAGAACACCTTGACGTAATGTTAGCAGGTGGTCTAATAGAAAAAGATTTGTACAATGAGCTTTCTGGTATTGCTAAAGGAGAAGACTATGAGTTTACTGATGCTCAGTTAGATCAAATGATGCAACCAATGCAAGCTATGAAGCCTGTATACACTGGGTTTAGAGACCCATCAAATGGTTTTAGAATGTATGACTACATCAAAACATCTTCTTACCCATTACTTCCTCAGTTTACAAAAGGCTTAGAGATAGACAAAGTACGTCAGATGATGGAGAAAGGTAACATCCAACGTATTGTATTTGAGTCAGGTAGAAAGATGGGAGGCCCTACTAATAAAACTAAATTGTTTAAAGCAAACAAAGACGGTGTAATAGAATTTACTAATCCAGATGCTTCTGAGTTAGAGAGTTCTGTACAAACTTTAGATAGAAAGAATTTCCGTATTCAACAAGACGTACCTTATGATAGAGACAAAGAGGCTATTAAAGTAGTTTCTCAAATGAACAAACTAATTGTAGAAAGCATTGGAGACTTTAATGACTTTGACATAGAAGGTTTTGGTAAAGGTAAGAGCGGTAAACAAGTTAGAGAGTACAAAGAAAGTATCAAAAGAAAAATGATTCAGTACAATCTAAAAACCTTAAAGCAAAAACTTGGGATACAAACTGGTGCTGATGGAACTACTTCTCCTTTAGACAGGAAAAAGATACTAAACTTAATGATTGAAGAAGCTAAAAGTAGAGGGTACTCTACTAATGACCTTGTTTTAATCGAACGTCTTATAGAGTACAAGGATGACAGTGGAAGAATTGTAGACACTGATTTTGACTTTCCTTTATTCTTACACCCTGCAGTAGAGAAGTTTGAAAGCCTTTTAATGTCAATTGTTAGAAAGGTTACTGAGTTCAAAATGCCAGGTAAATCTTACGTACAAGCTGCTTCTGTAGGTTACAATAGAGTAATTAAAGAAGGTGAAGTTGACTCTAGAGGTATGATTTACGTAGCGGGTTATGATAGTTCACAACCTCTTAGACACATGCAAGTTGTTGACGGCGTAGTAAAACCAGCTCAAGTATTAGCGCCATTCAACTTTTATGGTAAAGATGCAGAAGGAAATGACATCAAGTACAAAATAACTGACTTCTTAAAAGAAGGTACAAACGAGTTAGACACTGATAGAGTACCAAAAGAATTCTTACAATTAATAGGAGCTCGTATTCCAAACCAAGGTCATAACTCTATGATTGCAATGGAGATTGTAGGATTTGTACCTGATTGGATGGGTGATACTCTTATAGTACCATCTGCAATCACTGGTCAAATGGGATCTGACTTTGACGTAGATAAGTTATTCACATACAAAAGACCTTATACATTTGACGGTTCTACAGTAAAAAGAATTAACAAACAAACTAAAGAAGCATTTGCAGACGAGTATGTTAATAATATAATAGAAGCTACACCTGAAGGAGAAACTCCTAGAGATGTTAGCCAAGACGAGATTGATGCAGAGTATGCTAAAGTTCCAGACACTAAAGAAAGTCTACAAGAAGATTACTTTAATGTACACTGGGGAGTTTTAACAAATAGAGACTTATATTCTAAAGTACTAAGCTCATTAGATAAACCCGACTTAGGTCAAGCCAATAAAAAGTTTGCTACCAATGATACAACTAGAGGTTCTTTCTGGAGCTCTAGAACACAACAAGAAATGTTCCAAGCTGGTAAAGATGCTAAAACTCTAGTAGGTCTTACATCTTTAGCTGTAACTTTTAACTCTGTACTTCAAGGTAAAGCCCTTCAATATGGAAGCTACACTAAAATAAAAGGAGGGTACAAGAAAGATGTCAAGTACTTGAAACTAAATGGTATGGACTTCTCTTCTTTATCTGGTACTGGAACTATTGAAAGGGATGGAGTAACTTATTCTAAGCATGACAATCAAACTATTTTTCAATCAGGTGCTGTAGATAATGCCAAAGACAGAACGTTAGACAACTTAAACATAACTATTGCAACGTATCCTGCTATACAAGTACTTCACCAACTAGAAACTAATGATGGTGAAATCCTTACTACAGACTTTAGTACAGCTATGATGGTTCAAGAAATACTTTGGGAGTACTCTAAAGAAATGAGACAAGGTAATGACTCTATGAGTGACAGTTACACAAACGAATTGTCTCTTAAAGTACAAGACGAGTTGTATAAAAAGTATGCTACAGAATACTATGAGCTTACACAGAAAACTCCAGAGCCTAGTACTATACAATTGACTACAGAGCATTTAACAAAAGCTTGGGATACAAAAAACAAAGCTGTAAAAATAGACAAGTCTCGTAGTGCAGAAATGAAAAGAGAGACTTACTTGTTGACTCAACTAGCTACATTGAATGCGTTTGGAGAACTTTTAAAAATTGGTGAGAGACTTGGTCAACTTCAAAAGACTTTAAATCAAGACACTAATGGAGCCGGTCCAAATGTATTGTATGCTTCTCAACAAATGGAAAACTTTACAAACATTAGCATACCTAATGAGTTTAAATCTATTATAAACGAAGAAAGTATTTTAAGTACTGGAAATGAGTTGTCGGAGCAGGCAGATACTTTCTTAAGTGTAATACCGTTAGCAATGAACTTAGGAGAGAAAGTGTTTCCTCTAGAGTTAATGCAAAAACTAATTTCTACAGTTGCTTTAAACAGTAACATACAGTTGTCTGAGATGTCATTAGACACACAAAGAAAAATAATTAGAGACTTACGCTCGGCTGTGTTGTCATCTTCTACAGTACTTGCTGAAGACCCAACTGCGGAAAGAGTTAACTTGTTGTATGGTACTGAAACTACAGACTCTTTAGCGCTTAGATTAGACTCATACAAAGAAAGAAACCCAGGTAATTACTTCTTAGAAAGACTTCACACAAAAGTTAACTTAAACGGAAAGGGCCCAGACTATGTAGAGTACGTAAATGCTACAGCAGTTCGTATGGATGAGGAACTAAATGTTTCAGACTTTATGAAACTAATAAACTCTGAAGATCCTGAAGCAAAAGAATTAGGTGATGACTTGGTAAAGTACGCTTTACTTTTAACTCCGCAAGCAGGACCAAAGTCTTTTATTAGCAAAGTACCTGCAGCTGTTTTATTAGGTACTAGATTCTCTGCTGAGATGAGAAATAGTACTCAGCAAATGGTAGATAGTGTAGAAGTATCAAGCGGCTTTATTGCTCAGTTGTACCAACACAATCCTGATTTAGCTATGGAAGTTTCTGAAGAAGTAGTAAAAGCTAACAATCCTTTGTACAACATCCCAGACAGAACTTATCCTGAAGTACTTGAAGTAGATAGAACTAATACTAACTTAGAATTAGCTGACGGGTTTACTCCTTACATAAGATACTATGATAAAACAGAAGGTAAGGTAATTTTATACAAGTTGTTTTCTCAAAGCGACAAAGTAACCTACCAACGTATTGATATTTTAGGAGACAAGAATAGTGTAGAGTACGATTTAACAGTGTCAGGGAATAACTCTTCTATCTTTGTAAAGAACAAAGCCGGTTATAAATTTGGAGCAGAAGAAGCAAACATTAAACTTGCTACAGATGTAGAGAGAAACATTTCATTGGCAGCTGATGAAGACAATGCATACACTCGTTGGGGTATACAACCAGACGGTGGTCTAGAGAACGTAAACTTTATGTTGACTCAGTTAAACAATGACCCTGCTGTTCCTACATTCTTAAGAACTCTAGCTAATGTTTTAAGCAAGCAAGAAGGAAATGACCAAGAGGAAAATATGTTCAAAGCATTAGGTATTGATAGAGAGTTAAAAATTAAAACTACTTTAGAAAACCAAGGATCAGCTGGGCAGTATGCTATTAATAACACTAAAACTACTTTAACTTTACAACGTCAATCAGATGTAGGAAAAGCAGCAACTGTATTAGTTCATGAAGTTATACACCAAAAGACTTCAATATTTACTGCATTACTTGGATGGGGAAAAAGTTTAAAAGCAGAGCAAATAGCTGAGTATAGAAAACAATATCCAGAACTTTACAAAAAGTTTACAAGACTAGATGCTTTAAGATATGAAGCTTTAAAAGCTTTTGAAAAAGACTTAGAGTTAAATGGATTGACACTGGAATCACTTGCAGCAATGAGGAAAGACGGTACTATGCCAAGTGGTACTATTCATAAAATAGGATACGCTTTAAGTAGTTTAGATGAGTTTATTGCGCACATACAAACTGATCCAGATGTTATGAAGTTTTTAAACTCTGTAGAATCTACATCAGCTAGAACTTTCTTAGAAAGAGTATTAGATAGTTTCTTAGAATTGATTCAAGATGTAATGAATGCAATAGGTGGCATTAATGAGAAGTCTATTTTAAGAGAGGCCTTAAGCTTAGCGTATAATGTAACTAATCAAACAGAATCAGAATTTTTACTGATTGAAAATAATTCAGTCAGTCCACAGACAGTAAACTTTAATACTGAGTCGAATGCTCTAAGCGTCCAACAAGTTGTCGAAGGTATATACGGAAAACAAACATCTTTAAGTACTGATGGAATTGGCCATCAATTAAATATCTTAAACCAAAGTAAAGCTGCTAAACCTAGTGCCGAACTTCAGAAAGTCTTGGATAAAATTCAAGTACAAATGAGAACGTTAGACGGCGTCTTATCTTCTCCAGTACGTTCTGCAGATGATAAAATCAGACGTAACCAAGCTTTAAGATTGTTTGAAGAAATTCAAGATGATTACAACCATTTGTCTACAACAAAAGACTTCATGGAATTGTCAGAGGTTGCAGACAAACAATTAGAATGGGTTAAGGCTACGTTAGCTAAACCAACAAATCATGTACAAGAAGTTATCATGGCTACAAGTATTTTAGATACCTGGGGTAACATCATGGACTTGTACGAAGAGAACTTTACTTTAGTTAATCCTGCTTTTCAAGAAGTTGTAAAGAACATTCAAAACAGTTCTGCACTTTTAATGGGGTCATTGAAGAATAGTACTTTAAATACTTTAATTGCGGTTGGAGCAAGTAAAGGGTTGACTATTACTAAAGCTGATTTAGGCTCTAATATAAAAGACCTAAATGTTGCAGAACAACAAGCTCTTGCACTTTCTAGAGATACTAATAAAGTATCACAACTTGTAGCACTAGTTGGTCAGAATGCAGCTAACAATGCTCAGGAAGAACAGACAATGTTAAGAAACAAAATGAATAAAGTATTAACTCTTTTAGGTAATGACAAAGCAACTTACGCTAAGTTTATTCAAGAAAATGATACAGAGTCTGCTTTTGGTTTAGTACAAGAACTACATCCTGACTGGTATTCAGCAGTTGCTTCAGCTAGTAAAGAGTTAAACAATACTTTGTGGTCATTAGACTCAAGAGCTTCTCTAACTTCTAAAGATGCGAATGTAAGAAAGAAAGCTATTGCAGCTAGAAAAAAAGCATTAAAAGCTTTCTGGAGTTCAATGAGCAAAGTAGGTAAAGTAGTAGACTACACTAAGTTGTTTTCAATGGAAGGTATTTTGTTAACTACTCCTGAGGCTACAGCTGAATACAATGCTTTATTAGCTTTCACTGGAAGTAAGTCTGTAGTTGATGACATAATTGAAGATGCTCAAAACAATGTTAAAAAGTATTATGAAGAGTACTTAGACAACATGTCTTCTATAGAAGTAAATACAAAACTTAGTCCGGAAGATAACTTAAAAGTTATTTCTTCTTTGACTGCTGAAGAGAAATTACTTGACCCATTAGAACAGTTAAAAGTAATTAAACAAAGAACTGATTTAATGTTGGCTGAGCGAATCGATTACAGAAAAAGAACTTGGATTTCTAGAAACTCTCCGTTTGAGTTTATGGCAACAGTTAATCCTAAAGCAAGTGATGCAAAGTTTAGTCACTCAGGAAGATTTAAACCTTTATTTGTACCTAAAGCAGGTGACCAAATGTTTGACAAGAAGTACAAAGAATTAATGGCAGACCCTAAGTTAAAAGAAGCTTATGATACTTTTGTAGAACTTTCTAAACTTTACAGATCTTACTTACCTCCTAAGGTTAGTTCTAAACTTCATGACAACTTCTTGCCGGTAATCAACATTCAGGATGTCGCATCAATGTACAAGATGATTGGTGAATTAGGTTGGTCTAAAGTAGGTCAAGTATTCTTGAACAGTTTTACTGTAAGTAAGTTTGACGCAGACAGAAAAGAGTCTAGTGAAATTCCAATTAAGTTTACAGGCAGTGCACCTAGAGATCCAATAACTGGTAAAGTAGATTTTGAAAAAGTAAGTATTGACTTACCTAGAATTTTTGAGATGTTTGGAAATATTGCAATACATTACCGCCACATGTACCCTGCAAAAGAGTTTATTGACTTAGCTCAAAGAGTAATACAAAACGAAAGTAAGAAACGTCAAAACAGTGGAGAAGGAAGTTTGTCAAACCTAGAAGAGTTACTTAAGTTCTATAAAGACACTTTAGTTTACAAAAAACCTTTAGCAGTTGGAGGTGTAGCAAGTGAAGCTATCTATTCTCTTAATCCTTCTGAAAACAAAAGACTTAAAGAAAGAGTGTTTAACCTTAATCAAGAACTAAAAGAACTTGAAGCAGAAGAACAGATTAATCCAAACGTACTCTTAGACGATACACACAGTAATAAAAAGAAAGCTATTGTAGATGAGTTAGCGTTCATAGAATCTACAGCTAGGTATGCATCTCTTACTAAAGTAGGAGACACTCTAATTGGAATTAATCAGTTAAAAGCTATGTCTTACAATCCATTCTCAGCTGTGAGTAACTTCTCTTTTGGGTACATGTCTGGGTTTATACATGCAAGAGGCTTTAGAGCAGAAGACAAAGAAACAGGTGAGACGTCTGGAGACTATACTGCAGCTCAATTAAGAATGGCTTACAGTTTAATGAAAGGTAACATTGCACGTTCTTGGGGTAGTATTTTTAACTTATCAGGTAGTGATACTGCTTTAAAATGTAAAGCAATCATAGAAAGAATAGGAATGGTTGATGCTTTGAGTGACACTACTTACGGTAAAACAAACTTAGAAAACTTCCAAAAGAAAGGATGGCAAAAAACTGTAGACCCGTTTGCTTGGCAAAAGTCTGGTGACTTTTTAACAAAAGGAGCAGTAATGATTGCTATGACTTTAAACAAACATGTAGAAGTAACTGAGAATGGTGTAACAAAACGTATTCCTTTGTTTGATGCTTTAAGTATTGAAGCTAAATGGGATGTTGAAAAGTACGGGGAAAACGAAACATGGCAGTCAGATAAGGACATTGATAACCAAGTAGATTGGAATAAGTTCCGTAACAAAGTACGTAAAGTAGGTATCCTAGTTTTTGGTAACCAGGATAGAAACTCTCCTTTGATGGCTCGTAAAAATCTTATAGGCAGATTGATTAGTCAGTTCCGTTTAAGCTGGATACCAGAAGGGTTTAACACTAGATGGGGTAACGAATATGAAGATGCTGAGTTAGGTAGAACTGTTAGTGGACGTTACAGAACTATGTTTAACATGAAAGGGTTTGGAGTTCCAACTTTAATTCGCCAAGTTTTAAGTACTTTTAACGGGTCAGACGCTTTTGAAGGTGTAGAAACTAAGCAATGGGAAATAATTAATGGTGAAAAACGTCAAGTTTGGAAAACAATTCAAGCACATGAGAAAGAAAACATGAGACGTAACCTTGCTGGTATGACTTACACTGCAGCAGTACTTGCTACGTTGGCTATTCTTAGAGCTGGATTACCTGATGAAGAAGAGATGAGACGTAGAAAAAGAATGGGAATAGCTCCAAACACTGGGCAAAGAATGTTAATAAATATGTTGTATCGTATGCAACAAGATTTACAATTCTATTCTAATCCTTTTGTAATGGATCAAATAGTAGCCAGTCCGATACCGGCTTGGAATGTACTAAAAGACTTTATGAACATCTATCAAGTAGTAGGAATTTTACAAGGAGAAGACAAGGATAAGTATGAAAGAGCTTTAAAGAAAATTACAAAAGCTTTCCCTTATTTAAACTTGTATAACAAAATAGAATTCATGACAAGTAGAGATATTAGTGCAGCAGTAAGATAGCAGTACAGTAAAGGATTTCAAATTTCACGACATAGTACTTTTTGCTTACCTTTGGGTTTAAAGTAAAAAGTACTATGTCATTTATTCCTAAAATAAGTATTACAGAAGTTTCTAAAACCGCAACCAGTTTAAAAATTACTGATGTAACAGGTGTTTATCCTACAGATCAAACAGGGTATGAGCAAATTTCAGGTATTTTACCTGATGGCCCAACTGAATGGACTAAAATTACAACAGGTCAATACCTAGGAAGTACTCCTACGCAGTTGCTTTTTACTCCCGATTCTGATAAATTATTACCTGCTGCAACATTGTCGTATACAATGGCTGATGGAGTACATGTAATTACTCAGTACTTTATGAAAAAGATGCCATTGTCTTATTCTTTAAATGCAGGTAAAACTATTCTTACTAAAACAAATTCAGACCCTTGGATAGACCCTCTTGGATTACTTGAAGGTATTTATGCTTTTCAATGGACTGCTTCTGCTGCTCCAATAAACATTGATGGATTTAGTAGAATTACTCAGCTTACTGATACTACAGTTACACTTAACACAGCACTTACAGGAGCTACTAATAGTAGTGACTTATGGGTTATTTACAAAGTTTCTAAAAACGTTTTAATTTTAAATCAAGGAGAAAGTCAATTACTTTCAGACATCGGTGATATTTCTTTGTCTGCTTTGAAAGCTAACGGTTGTAATTCTGAAACTACTTCAGACTTTTTTCAAAGAATCTTATTAAAAACATCAGCTCAAATAGCTTTTAGTTGTGGAAACTATTCAAAAGCTCACGACGCTGCAATCTTATTTTCTCAATCTTCTCAAACTTCAAATTGCTCAACCTGTGATTAAAGTATATGAAACATCTAGTATTACAGGTAGTATTCTAACGCCTGAAATCTGTAAAGCAATTACAGGTGCTAAGTCTTTGTTAGTTGATCTAGTACTTGACGACGCCTTGAAAGAGTTGTACGCTTTAAGAAATAGTACTTGTTCAAAGCAGTCTTCTACAAAACTTGAATGTTTATACATGTACTTGTATGCATTAGACAGTTGGGAGAATGAAGGAACAAATTACTTGACCGAAAAACAATTAATATCTTTACTGTCAAACGTAGAGCAAATTTCTAAATCTTGTTGTAATGGCTGATACATGTAACTCTTGTGGTGGGAACCTTAATAATATCTTTGATTTATCTGGCGCTGGTTCAGACAGTTGCTCTTGTAACGTAGGTTCTTTAGTACCTATGACTTCTGGAGGTTCATCTGGAGGATGTTGCGTAGAGTCAGTAAATGGGCAAACAGGTGTTGTAATCTTAGACATTAATGATATTGACTTACTTGGTAATCAATTCTTTACTGCTGCTTTAGTTTACGCAGCTTTGTCAGCAACTAGTCCAATAGTATTTAATCCTTCTACAGGAAATATATCTCATGCCAATTCAGCTGTAACGGCCGGAACTTATGGTAATAGTGGTACGTATCCAATTATAACTGTTGATGCTAAAGGCCATTTAACAAACGTACAAACGCAAGCTTTACCAAGTCTTACTTTACCTACAAGTCTTACAAATTTAAGCGCACTTTCTGGTACAGGTTATCCAGTACTTACAGGCGTTAACACTTGGGCGCTTAGAAATATTATTGGTACTTCAGGAAGAATTGGAGTAACAAATCAAAATGGCGTATCAGGAAATACTCAAATAGATTTAGCTGTTTCTGGAGTTACCGCAGGCACGTATGGTGGTGGTTCAAGTTACCCTGTAATTCAAGTAGATTCTTATGGTAGAATTACATCAGCTACTTCGCAATCATTGTCACCTGTTGTTATACCTGCACATACACACTCTTTAGGTTCTTTAAGTAATGTAGACATTCTTGTTGACACTACAGCTATTTTAGATGATGTATTAACTTGGAATGGTACTAAATGGATAAGTACAGCATTGCCAACACCTCCAGCAAGTTTGCTTTATGAAGGCACTCAACCTGTAATTACAAATAGTTGGGGAATTTGTAAAAGTATAGGAGATGTAGACATACCTAATCTATATGGAGACTTATCAGTTATAACTAAACTTGAAGACAGTATAGGAAATTCTGTGACTCACTTAAACTTTATGTTGTATAAAACTTTTTCTTCTTTTACAGCTTTTGCTACTTTTACAAATACAACTTATTATACATTAAATGAAGTAGGTACTCTTCCTTATCCTTATTGGCCTGTACATAAAACAATTATACCTTTAGGAAGTAATTGGATTACTGGAGAAATGTTTGGAAAAGCAGGCAGTCCTATTGAAATTTTTAGAGGTACACAATTAGGAATTAAAATGAACTTAATTATTCATCAAAATGGATTAATGCAGATGGGTATGGAAATTCCAAACGATTCTAGACTTGCCACAGACGGAGATACTAACATTATTCTATGCCCAGTAGTAGGCTCTTTCCTAACACAAACAATTCAAACTGCATAATGATACACAAATTTTTAACTTTTTTTACAACTTTAGATTATAAAACTGACGATGTATCAGCTTTCTCTGGTGGTTTTATCCTTTCTTTACTTACTTGGGTACATATAAACCCTACAGAAATCATAGGTAAATTAGTAATGACGTTTGCTGTTGGTTTAATTGGAGGTATAGGAGGTATTACTGCTAGAGTTCTTTGTAAAAACATAACAACTTTATACATAAAATGGAAGCAAAAAAACTCGCAACAATAGCAGAAGGCTGGTACAACTATCTACAAGGTAGTGGGTACACTAAAGAACTTATGGCTAATAGATTAGAACATTGTGATCTTTGCCCGTACAAAAAACAAATGACTGGTATTGGTAAAGTTTTAACTACCGCTTTAAACATGGAAGAAAACACTTTTTTTTGTTCTAAATGTAACTGTCCATTAGGTTCTAAGACAGCTGCTACAAAGGAAACTTGCCCTATTGGAAAGTGGGGTATTGCTGGAACCGAAAGTATGTACTAACTTTGTAGTATGAAACAAATACTTTTTATCTTTAGTATACTACTTTTATTTAGCTGTAATACATTGCGTAAAGCTCAAACTCGTTTACTAAAAGTAGAAGTAAGACATCCTGAATTACTTACAAAGTACTGTGCAGCCAAGTACCCAAATGTAGAAAATACTACAACAAACATTGAGTACATTACAAATACTGACACGTTTTACACAGATCCTATTTTAATAGACTGCGATTCTGTTAAGTATGATACAATTTTAAAAACTAAAGTAGTTTCAATAAAATGTCCTCCTTCTTATTTAAAGCGTGACACTATACGTAAAGAAGTTGTTGTAACTAAATGGAACACAGCCTTAGTACAAGTACTTGGAGACAGTCTAAGCAAAGAAAAAGAAAGAACTGTTATAATATTACAAACACTGAATAAGACACAAAATAGCCTACACAAGTACAAGATTGGAACAATGGTTCTACTCTTCCTAGTACTTCTATTTTTTATTCTTAAAACAGTTTTAAAATGGACAAATCCATTAAAGTTATAACCACTATTGGAACAGAAGGGTTAGAACTAATCAAACAAAAAGAAGGCTTTGAGGCTAGTCCTTATTTATGCTCAGCTAAAGTACCAACTATAGGTTATGGCGCAACGTACTATCCTAAAGACTACAGTGTTGTAGCTTTAAGAGGTAAAAGAGTAACAATGCAAGACCCTGCAATTTCAGAAGCAGCAGCATGTCTTTTGCTTAAGAGTATGCTAAAATCTTATGAACAAGGAGTAAACAGTTTTACTAGAGATGACATTAATCAAAATCAGTTTGACGCCTTAACTTCTTTTGCGTACAACATAGGTACTGGAGGGTTAAAAGGTTCTAACTTACTTAAAAAAGTAAATAAGAATCCTAACGACTCTACTATTAGAGCAGAGTTTTTAAAGTGGGTTTACGCTAATGGTAAACTTTTAAAAGGCTTGATGATTAGACGAACTCAAGAAGCTGACTTGTACTTTAAAAAATAAAAGGCCTTAAGAAAATAAAGGGACTCAGCCATTTACAACTGAGTCCCTTTTGTTTTATGTGTGTAATAAATCTACTTCTAAAAAAGTATCTATAGGTTTGGACAATAATTCTGTCTCTTCCCCTACGTCTAAGTCTAAAAACTCATCCCACAATTCTTTTAGTAAAGGAGATTTGTCTAAAGCTAAAAGTCTTATATCAGTTCTTGAAGTTAAACCTACTACTGTTCTGTACATCAATCCACTGTTAGTTCTAATAATAGTTTTAGCTCTTGTAGAAAACTGACTGTACTTACCTTCTACAAACTTTTCTACATCGCTTTTAAAATTAGGATTAATACTAAATTCTAAGTAAACCTTACCGTTACTGTCTGTGAATTCTTTATGCTTTGGGATTGAACCTTGTACTAAAATAGAGTCAAAGACTTCTACGTAAATACCGGTTAAATCTTTTTTTAAGTAAGTGTCTATAAAGTTAAGATCACCACCAAATTTTGATTTGGATACTCCTGCTAAAGGTAGTATAAAATAGGTACAAAGATTATGTTCGTTTAACTGTGACACCATTTGGGTAAAATCCATACTTTAAATTTCTGCCTTACGCTATCATGGCATTATTTCGAGACTTTCGGGGTTAGAAAATACTCCAACTGAATGGAGAAATGTGATTTCTTCTTTATAAGTTTCCCAATAAGGATGAGAAGGCATAAGCATTTTAACAGTGTTAAAAGTCTGATCATAGATTATACTACCATAGTACTCCCCAAAGTACTTAGTGTATTGTTCTTTAACTAGGAAATGAAGTTCCATGTCAAAGCAATCTGAATCGGGTAAAACTTTTGAAAATAGTTCTGTTACTTTTTTAGGCCCTAATCCTGGTACTCCTTTTATATTATCGACGTCATCACCACATAACATTTGAGTCCAAAAGTTTACAGAAGCTTCATACAAAGAAACTACTTTAACACCTTCAGAAGGTTTTTTGTAGTCAAAATGTAAGCCTGCAATTTGTTTCATGTCTTTGTCTGGCGAACAGATAATAACTTCGTCTGTTGTATGCAATACAGAGGCTGCTGAAACAATATCATCGGCTTCTAAATCTTTTGGAGTTACAAACCCATAAGTCTGTACAAAGTAGTTTTTGATAGTACTTTCCCACTGAGTTACCCAGTCCGGTTTTGAACCTCTGGTACCTTTGTAAGGAGCATACAAATACTCTTTGTCTCTAAAACTAATTTTAGGTGAGAAACTTCCAAAGTGATGTGTAGCTTGACTTCCTTCCATAATCATTTTGTACATAGAATCGCATGATTCAAGTACTAAAGATTCTAAGGATTCCTTGTGATTGTAAGCAACAATGTAGACAATACTGTCTGCATCAATTAAAGCTAGTCTTGACATGCTGAAGTTTGTTGGGTTAATAAAATTTTGTTCTCTCTTTTTAATTCCTCCAATTGCTTAACCATTTGAAAAAAGTCATGTTGGTACATAAAAGCATACCTTTCTTTTACTAAAAACTTACTTCCGGTTTTAGCTTTTTCTGTTTTCTTATGAAGAACTACATTAATTAACCCTGGAGTTACTGGAATTTCTCCTAGAATCTTCTGATAAGGTATTGCACCTACCATACATTTAGCTTGTACATTGTAAGGAAGTCTACCTTGTATTGACTCATCAGTATTAGCTAAATCAATCTTTTGTGCATCTCTTGTTCTGTTACAAGCCCTTGATGTGGCCACATCTGTAAATCCAATTTCTCTAAAAATGGTTACTAATTCTCTTTCGTAAGAATGGCCAACTGCTGTATTTCTTGGTTTGCTCATGTATAGTTTTAAAAACAAAGGTACAAAGTTTCCTCTGTACCTTTATGTTTGAATTAAAAAATTAAGCTAACGACTCAAGATCTTCAATAGAACTATTAGAAGCGTCGATAACTTCTGAAAGTAAAGAAGCATACTCAGCGTTGCCTAGTTTAGCGTACTCACTACTGTGATAGATACCTTTGTTTGGTCCAGCAAAACTAGAATGTACAAAATATCTACGTACAGTCATTGCACCATCTTGATTGTCAGTAGCATTTACTGTATGAATGTCTGAAGGATCTACAAAGATGTTGTGAGTTACAGTACCTTCTGTTTGGTAGTTTCTGATGTAGTTTAAACCACCACAATGTAACCCTGGTCCCATTGGAGGTCCAACTTTATCCCAAGAATCTAACTCATGACGACAACCTACACGAATAAAGTGACCTTCAGAATTATGACCATTACCAATACAAGCAAAAGCGTCTCCACTTGTACCTTGTATAGCTGGTTCAAATAATCTGTCCTCTGCGTAGTCTGGAGTGTCATAAGTAATTAATCCAGTATCAGGATCAACATTCATGTTGTATCTAGCTACTACTTTTACACCACTCTGGTCATCTTCTGCTATGTACTTAGTAGTAATCTCTCTAGAAACTTTGTAGCAAACTAAAAGACCTTCTTGAGTAATAGCTACCTGGGTTGTTGTAGCTTTTTTCTCAGCAATTTCTCTTGAAAAGCCTTGAGTTTCTATTAAGTTTTCCACAATGTTTTCATCAATGTACAAAGCTGAAATGTAGTTTGCAAAAGATTTTGCTCTTTCTTCGCTATAAGCAGGTCTGCCTTTTGCAGGGCGTAGGTAACGTCCCCAACATTTTACTAACGGCTCAATGTCAATACCTTTCTCAACTGATGTCAAAAGTTTGTCAACAAACACTTGTGGTAAAGGAGTGTTGGAAACTTTATGTCCTAGTTTAAGGTAGTACTTACCTGTCTTTGGATTTACATAGATGTGAGGTGAAGCTGTTTCTACCTGTTCTTTGTAAGTCTCTTTTGTGTACGGTGTAAACTTTTCTACAAGTGCTTTCATTTCATCTTGTGTAGCTACTGTTCCCGCTTCCTCAGCAATCTGTTTCATGAGATGGTAATTTTCTTCATGAAATGTTACGCTGTAAGGTACGCCATTCACTGTACCAGTGATTTGGTCTTCGATACGATTTACTGTAATCATTCTTTATGGGTTTTAAAAATACTAAGTTAAGTTTTTTGTCTCTAAGTACGAAATAATAGAGAAGTGTAAGTCAGAAGGTATTGAATAATTTTTACGATTCTTATACGGATTGTAGTCTGCAAGTACATCTTCTACTGCAGAATAGCCGGTTAAGAATGGAATAAAGTTAAGCATACTTTTAACAGACGCAGACCATTCAATTAGATTGTCCAAAGATTCTAACAAAGTTAAGTCAACTGCATAACCATCTGTAACTGTATCAGAACGCCACATTTCTAAAGCTAAAGTAGCAATGTCTTCTGGGTTAGTATTACTTTTTACAAAGGTTTGAAATTGTTGAACTTTGTCAAGATGGTTTACCATTGTTGTGTAAGCCGGACTGTTTTCTTCTGATATTTTACCTAGATTTTTTAAATCTGTAAAATGAGTTTTTGTGTACTCTACAAGTTTTCTATACTCGTCTTGTTTTTCAGGTACTAGACTAAAGTTGTAAAGGAAAGCTACTTGATTAAGCTTTGCAGCCAATTGTCTAGCAGTGTTCCACTGGATTAAAATGTTACTCATTGTAATGGTTCCGTTGTTAAGTTGTGCAAAGAATTTGTTGATGTGCTTGAAGTCTTTAAAGTACTTACTAGAAGACTGTGAAACTTTAAGAATACGAATGTCATTATTCTTAAAATAATGAGCGCATCTAAAAGCTTCAGAACAGCTTACTCCATAAGACTGAAGCAAATCATAATCATTGTACATAAAACCTGAGTTGTACGTTTCAGCATTAGCTCTTGGAAACACAACAGACTCTTGTCTTGTATCTCTAGTAAGTAACGCAACAAATTCTAAAGTTTTAATGTCAACTTCATTACCGTAGTAAATTTCTGCTACATTCCAGTTGTTAATTTCTGCAATTGGTACTTCTAGTTTTTGCCATTCATAAAGTCTTGAATCATAAGCATTATTGTTGTCATTAACTGTGTTAGAATAATAGCTTGAATTAATTCCACTAACTGTTACTTTAGATCTTGGAGTATTTACAATTAGCTTGCCTTCTAGTTTTCTACGCTCGTCTTTAGACAAATTAGCTGCTTTTAATTCTTCTTCAGACAAAGTTTCTGTTTCTTGATCTTCTTCTTCTTCTACATCTGTACCTTTAAAGTCTTCTGGAATTATAATATCTTCGTAAACCAAAGGTATACTAGATTTTAAAAGCTCTGCCCAAATTAGTTCTGTACTACTTACTTTTGCGTCAAACTCTTGTTGAGTTAATACTAATTTACCTCCAGATACAAGTTCAAAGTCAGTTTGCTTTGCATCTTTTATCCCGTTTTCTAAGCTAAGCCAAAAAGGTTTGTCAATTACAAGTAATTGATTGTACAAAGATAATAAGTACTTGTCCTTACGATTAGAAGTAGTAGAAGACTTTATTACAACAGTAGTTTGCGAAAAGTCCCACATAGATTTAGCATCTATTCGTTTTATTTTTGTCTTTACTTTGTTACGCTCTCTAGTAGTTTCGTACTGTATCTTACGTATTCTAAAATAGTCAAATATAGTAGAGGTTAATCTAATTTCGGTTTGCCCAAAGTAAGGACTAACTTGGGTAATATCAATAATTTGAGACAGTCTTCCAAGTACTGAATTACGGTCTAGAGAAGAACTAATTGAAGCACATTTTCTAATCCAGTTAACAATATCTGTTTCAGTACTAAGTTCTTTTTGTACTAAAGCAGTAGCTGAAACTTGAGTGTCTTTAAATCTTCTAAGAATCATTGCTTTAGTTTGCTCTGACCATACAAGAGATTCTCTAGAAGGAGTTACCTCTACATCTTCAGGTTGTACTTTAATACCAATGTTACCATTTTTGTTTTCTAATTCTAACTCAGAAAAGTTGATAAAGCCGTAGTTTACTCTGTTAATTAGAATGTGAGGCTTATCATAATACCTGTTATCTGACAACAAAATGAAGTCATCTTCATAAAGTATTGTAGACTTAACAGGTATCTGAGTATTAGATTGTGGTGTTGCTACAGTAAATACAATGTTGTCAAAGTAAGTCAGTTGGCTTTTTACAGCATCCTCATACTCTGACCTGTGATGTTTCTTAGCATCAATAGTAATTGTTACACCATTGTACTCTGTGGTAGTTTCAGCATACAAAGAAATGCCTCCCATTTTAAACTCAGTGTTTTCTGTACCGGCTTCAAGGTTCATCTTTGGAATGATACTTTCTACTTTACCATTGTACACCATAAATCTAAACAAAAAGCCATTGTATCTACTTTCTACAGTGTAGTGTGGATTAATAGACAAAGGAGCTTTATTACCTAAGCCAAATTTACCTAAAGGTAGTTTACTCAAACGTTTAGTAGAATAGCCTAAGTTAAAGTACTTCTCTAGTCTGTATTGACCTAAGCCAACACCGTGGTCTTTAATGGTTACAAAATCTTTTTCTAAATCAGAATTAGAATGGTATGTAATGTACACATTTGGATCTGTAGAAAACCATTTTAAATCATAATAGCTAGGGTCAAACTTACTGTCTTTGTACATGTCACCTTCCATATCTACAAAGTAGTCTTCTACTTTTGCTTTTCCAGTGAGAATTTCACGAGCTACTTCTCTTTCTTTTATAGAGTCAATACCATTAGACGTTATTTCTCTAATAGAAGACCTAATTGGAAATTGATATTGGTAACGTTGTAAGATTTCCATCATTAAAGACATTGCGCCTTCATCGATTTGTTTCTTAAAGCCACCTTCAATCTCAGTTTGAGACTGTTGTAATATAGCCATTAGTTTAAAAGTTTAGTTTTTATAAAAAAGTCATCTCTAGTGACTGCATGTCTTTTTCCATCTCTAAAGATGAGGACTACTTGTGGTATAGCCTTAGAAGTATCTAAAGCTAATCTGTCAAGTATACCTGTTTTCTCTTGGTCTCCATATTTAGGAGTACTAAAAGAAAGGGAGATTACTTTACCATTGTAAAGCTTCTCCAATATTTGCTCAGTTTCTGAGACTTTTTCCCAATCTAAAGTCATAATAAATCAAGTATTAATTCTTTTGTCTTTTCAGGGCCAAAGATTGCACAATAATCTGTGGGATCTTTCACACCTGTAAGTAACGGTATTTGAATATGGTCAAAAGGATACAGATGTTCGCTTGTTTTTCCATCATTGTCAAACAATGTAACCACACGTTTGTATCTTTTCTGAACGTACTCTATTAATTGTGGATTTGGTACATGATTCTCACCTTTTGGTGCAATACTTTCAAACCCTAAACTTCTTAAATGGATTACATCTTTCATAGCTTTCGTAATAATTAGCAAGTCTGAACTCTCTAATTGTTGAAAACCAGGTATACAAGAATCCGTCCAGTTGTTTGTAAAGTATTTAGGTGATGGACAGTATAGTTGGTACTTGTCATAAATTCTGTAAGCATACATTTTTCTTGGAAAGTATGGGTCTTCTTGATCGTCATAAAGATAATAGTAGTCTACAGCAGTTGTATTGTACCTAGTTAATAAATCAGGTGTAATATTGTATTGCTGCCAATAAACTATGTCTTCTTTAGACCAAGCTTTGCTTTTAACTCTAATACTAGAAGGTGGTTTTATTTTTGGTACTTTTTGAATGTGTTTAGCTAGCTCAAAGTTTCCTTCTACTAACTGAAAATCACACGCAACTTTAACCATAGCTTCTAGTCTTGTTTCCAACCCATATAAATTTCTTATCAAGTCAAACACATCTCCATGATTTGGAGCAGGAAGTGCATTGTCTTTCCACAAATATTCGTGTGGAAGATTACCTCCATAGCTTCTTACAAACATTCCAAATGAAGGTCTTAAGTCGCCTTCTCTTAAAGGAGAAGAATACTTAGCTTTCACTACGGGTTCAAACCCTAAATAAAAAGAATAGAGCGAGTACTCATCGACTCGCTCTAAAATTTCTACTTCTGTTAAATCTGCTAAATCCATTTAGAAGTATTTCTTTTTGTGTTAAACAATTGGTGGTGGAGTTGTCGGCGTAGTGTCAACATCAATACCAACTGCAGGAGCATTGCCCATTGCTGTAGTATTTAAGTTTAACGCTGCAGACAAATCAACCTGTGGAGCATTACTATCTCCAAACAAAGAAGCAATTTCAGGAGTTGCTTGAGAAACAGAATCTGTTCCTCCAACTTCTGTATCACTGTCTAATCCGTTTGTGATTTCGTACTTAGTAAACGCTAACTTACTAGCTGCTTTAGGTACTACCATCATCTCTACAAAAGGATACTCATTGATGAACTTATCTCTAAACGAAGGAAAAGCTTTTGCTTTACTTTGTCTTTTCAATAGTACACGTAATGGGAATTCCGCTTTGTTAAAGAACGGTGTTACCATTTCTACAAATTGTCTGCCTAAGTTAAGTGTGATGTTAACTAACACTTGCTCGTCTAAAAGACAAGTCATGTTGTTTCTATCTAACGGAGGCATTCCTTTAAATCTGTCAAACTTAACTTCACCAACAGTCAAATACATCTTAGCCCACATAGCAAACATGTTTTGCATTTCTTGTGTAGCTTTGAATGATTCTTCTACTCTTTGGCTTATTGTTTTAGGCGTACCGTTTGCACCTTTTTCGTCAGGTACTCTTAAAGGCCACACTTTAATTGTACGACCATTACTAGATGAAGTAACAATCATCCCGTTTGCGTCGAACTTCTCGTCAAGAAAAGCTAATTCGTCAGTACTACCTTCAGATACTCCCTCAGCTAGAGTGAAGTCTACGGTGTACTTTCCTTCTTTTTCTACGACTTCAGCTTTACGAAGGATTACACCTTCATTAATTCCTATTTTAATCATATTTTAAATTTTAAACCCAAAGATAAGCTATCCTCTCAGGACATAAAAATCAGACTGGCTAAAATTTAATTAGCACTTGACATGTCTTCGTTTGCAGACATGATAGCAGCACCTTCTTCAGAAACTGTAGTGTCTACCATTGGAACATCAGCCAATGTTGTATCTACTGGCTCTGTACTTTTTACAGCACTCGCTGCAACTGGTACAAAAGGAAACAATGATACATTCTCACGACGTACATACTCTAACTTACCTTTGCCTTCCCCACGTACAACACGCTTAGGGAACATAAAGATATTGTTAGGTACTACTTGGTGCAATGGATATGCTTCTATAAGTTGTAAATCAATGAAACCTTCTTCGTTTGGTACTACATTGTACACAGACGATACTAAAGGAAGTAAAGATTCTTTACCAAAAGTTGCAGCACCTTGCTCAAGTACTGATAATTTTGGAGTGCCATCTTCCTCTGTAGTACAAGTAGCAAATAAGTCTACTTTACCAGCTCTTTTTGGAGAAATAGCAGCTAAGATTAAATCTGGATTTGCACCCCAGTTTTGCTTCTGAGTCCAATCAGCACTGTTCATAATGTCAATACCGTTTGAAGTATCTCCAGGGTATGTAAGTACTTTACGTTTCAATGGCTGACCAGCATCATCATTTTGAATTACTCCATTTTTAACTACGTCTTCTTGTGTAACTGTAGCTTTTACGAAGTCTAAGTTATACTTTGAAACTAAAGCTACAGAAGGGTATATACTACCATCTTTCCACACTCTAATACCCATGAACGTAGGTTCTGGATTTCTTTGCTTTTTCTCAACCGATTTAGTTGCTCTTGCTGCGATCTCTGTCGCTCCGATGTTTGTTAAAAACTCTAACATGTTTCTACTGTGTTTTAAAATTTAATTAATTTCCGTAATATTCCTTAGCTTTTTGAAATACTACCGCAAGGTCATTAGGGATATACAAATCCTCAAACATTTCTTGTGGGCTTTTTGCTGGAATAGTGATACCATTTATCAACGTTCGATTGGTTACGAAATTGTAAGTAGGTCTACTTTCCTTGTCAAAAGACACTGATGTGTAAAGAGCAATTGACACTACAGATTGAGGGCTGTATTGGTCATCTACCATTTTACCAACGGTCTTAATTTTCTTAGCAATAACAACACTGTTAGAGACTTCATTCTCTTCGTGCATCATAATTGCTATGTTTAGGTCGTTTCTCATTACTTTTGCTTTCGCCAAGATTGACTGAAATGCTTTAGCAATTTGAGTAAACTTACCATAACCTGTTTCTTGTACTTTATCAAAGTACATGTCCGTCATTACAAAGTTTGCGTCATCTATGATCACATTTTTGATATGCGGTGCTTTCTCGATTTGATCAAGTACACCAAGAATAGTTCCGGAGGTTGCACTCTCGTACTTGTTCTTGTTTTCTAAAGAATAAGCAGCACTAGAACCTTTGAAAGGTAGTGGCTTACCCGCACAATTAATAATGTACGTTTCTTTTGGGTTTAAGTTTCTTAAAGAGGTACTTTTACCAGTACCGCTCTCACCTACGATCATAACTACGTTAGCCATTTTGTTTTGTTTGTTTTAATTGTTCGTAAATTACAGATAACCTAGCGGCTTCTGCGTACCAAGGGTACTCGCTTCCTATTTCTGTCGGAAAATCATAAAACACATTGCCAATTGGATTCATAAACAAAGGAAAGTCTAGACCAACTGCGCCGTCTCTGTTTTTAATTAAGTAATTAAGAAGAAAGAAATCTCCTAAACCACCGTTTAAAACAGAACTAGTGTTAATCATCCTGTACTCTGATACGTCAAATTGAAAAGGTTTTACTAAGCCAAAAACTAAATCAGCATCTCTAAAAGTATACTTACTGTCACCGAAATCTAGTCTTGTAGGAGTAATTAAACCTTCTGCGTCTTTACTACCTCTACGAGCTACAGACTCACGTTTAGTACTTAACAAATCAGTACTGAACTGTTGTATGAATACTGGAGAAGTCTCAAACAGATTTCTAAGTACTACAGCTTCCTTACTCATTCTGTCTATTGTACCTTTTAGCGTAAGATTAGATTCCTCGTCAAGCAATGAAAGATGGTCTACTACTAAAAGAGTGATAGGTACTTCCATTGTAGGCGTAAATCCAATTACTTTGCCTTTTCTGTTTTTCTTCTTGTCAGCTTCTGTAACAGGTGCTCTATCAACAGTACCGTAAGCACTGTAGTAATCTACCATTGTGTTAAAGATAGCAGTTGGATGAGTACTCTTGTCAATAATAGCGATGTCAGCTAACATTGTGTATACAAAGTTGTAACCTTCTTTTACCAATTCTAATTGTTCTGGAGTCATCTTAAGACTAGGTATTTTACCTAGCATTAAATCCATAGGAAGTTCTACATTGTGTTTAAGCTTAATGTAAAACGAAACCCATTTAGCAATTTTCTTAGTTCTTGAAACCTCTAGAGAATAATAGAAAACTTTAAAAGGTCTGTTTTCTTTCTTAGCACTAAGCCATCCGCATAGTACAAAGTAGAAGTCAGTAAAAGTTGTTTTACCAATGTTAGAATCTGCACCCACTAAATAATAAGTAGCTTTCTGAATACCGTTAGTAACTGCGTCAACCTCAGGTAATCCTGTAAGAAGACCAGAGTTAACACCCAGGAGGCCTTGGTGGACTTGGGATATAAAGTGGTTTTTCGGGAGTGTTTCCCACGTCTCCCAGTTGAGGGAGGTCGGAGAGTCTAATTCTACCAAAGGAATTGCGTGATTTCTTGACATTATTTGTTTCGTTGTTTAAGTGTTGCTTAATATTACCTTTTGAATGTTCTAAAAGTAGTCTGTCGTAGTCAGTCCGCCATTCTCCGCTACTCATGTAGTTGCCAATAGCTTTCTTCATTCTGACTGTGTTCTTGTAATACAAAGTTACAGTTAATTTTAAAATGTCGTATTGATAACCTTCAGAAATTGCTTTTTTAAATGCTTTTAAACCTTCTTCAGAGTACTTATTGATTGAGTAAGGATCTCCTGATGGGCCAAAGCATCTGTCAGGAATGTTACATTCAACAATAAAGTTTTGATACCCTCTAGTCCAATCACCTGCAGTACTTGTTTTTGCTAAAGCTATTGAAGTTGCCGGCGGAGGTGGAGGAGGAACATCTGTTTTAAAAGGAACTATTGTAGTCACTTGTAATTGTTTGTGAGCTTTAGGTGTAAAGATTGGTTTGCCTTTGTGAAAAGTTATAAACTGTTCTTTTACTAACCAGCTCATGATTTCATGAAACTCCATTCTCTTGTGCGTTTAAAGGTTGAATAGGAACTATATACTGTTTGATTCTACTGGTTTCAAAATCTGCAATAGCAGTATTAAACCATCTTTCTTCAGCAGTGTTAATAGTTACTACAATAATAATCTGAGCTTTGTGGTCCATCTTGTCATACCTAACACGAACTAATCTGCCGATACGTTGAATTAAGTTTCTATCTACAGAATCAATCTGAGCTATAATACCTAAGTCAGGTTCTGTAAGATTTTTACCCTCGTTTAAAGCTTTAACAGCTACTAGCAAATCACTTGACTTACTCTGGAAGTTGTCAAGCCCTTCTCTAGTACTTTCAGAATGATAGACAGCTTTTCCACCAATTCTATTTGCTTGTTCAATAGAGCCCGCAAATACAAGTGTTCTAGTACCAGGGACATGTAATCTTCTTAATACTTCTAAAACCACTCTAAGTTTAGAAGGTAAAGAAGAAAGAAACTGTACTCTAGCACTAATTGCTGCAAACTTCATTGGCATTTTAGCAGCGTTTGCTTGCGCCATAAACGTAGCTCGTTGCAAGTTTTTGGTTAGGAAATCATACCTAGCTTTTTCTGTTTGTTTAAAAGGATTCTTTTTAGTCCCACCTGGAATGTTAACATTCACAGAATCTAAATAGTACTTAAGAACAGTGATTTGAAAGTCTGCAATAAGGCCTAAATCTACTGCTTGGTCTGTAGTAAGTTTATATGAAGTAGGTAGCAAAGTTCGCATTAATTGAATACGTTCCATGCTATCTCCTTCATACACTTCCTTAGGTAGTGTAGCTGTCAAGCCTAAAGCATAAACTCTAGGATTGGTTAGGTACACTTCTAGTTTGTTCAGATTTCCTACAGTAGTTTTATGGTACTCATCGTACAAAATAAAGTGATACTTGTTAAGTACTTCTTTAGCCAGTGCAGCGTAACAGATAATCTTTACACCTTCTAAAGAAATGCTCCACTTTTTAGCCTCTTCAGGCCAATCAGTGTCTCGCATTTCCTCAGTTGGTACTATAATTAAAGTTTGCATAACAGTTTGGTCAAGTTCTAAAAACATAGATCTTAACCTATCTACTACAGATAGTCCTATTTTAGTTTTACCTACACCAGTAGCTAATTCTAAAGTACTTCTAACACCAGCAGCAAACACAGATTCTTCAGCTTCTTTTTGGACTCTTATTTTGTTTTCTAATGCTTCTTCTTTAGTCAACATACCCGTTTTCTTTTAGGTAGGTACTAATAAGATTTAAAAGGATAGGCTCATTAAAGCGTTCATCTATTTGATACCAAGGAACTTTACCTTCTAGGCAAGTATGGTCAAACGCATTGAATTCTAAAACGCCAGCTTTGTAAGCTTTCTCAATTGCTTCCGCAATCAACTGTCTTACTTTTGTACCTTTTTGTGTTTCTGTAATTGAATCTAAAAGAGAGTTTAGTTCTTTGTCTTTTACTATTAGTGTTGTCATATTAAAAACAGTTTGTTTTTTGCTCTAGTCACACTGACATACTTAATTTTGTTACGTTCTACAACATTTGAGTTTACTTCCATGTCTGTATAAACGGTAACGCAATTTGCATAAGTACTGCCTTGTGATTTGTGAGCGGTTATTGCGTAATTGTGTTTTACATTAGCAAACCAGTCTTGAAACTGATAGTATGCTACCCATGCTTTGCTTTTCATGTAAGCTTTCTTTGCAGTAGTTGCTAAAGCAGAAACTACTTGATTGTAGTATTCTTCACTATCCTCGTGTATTATGTAAATAGTACGAGTTTGTGAATCTTCTTCTGATTTGCAAATACATTTGTAAGCTTTAAAAACGTGAGAACGTTGTGTCGAGTACTCTGCAAACGGGTCATCTATTTCACTTGCTAATTCAGTAGAAGACTTAAAGACTAACCAATTTACTTTGTACTCGATTACTTCTGATCTAAGTACTTTGAACTCTTCAGACGTTTTGTAAATTACAGGACGTAGCATGTCAGTCATTTCTACAATTGGCTTGTCCGCTACAAGGTAATCTCCAGGTACAATTTTAGGAGGCGCTACCATATTAAGACGGTATGCTCTAATAATGTTATTGTACTTTCTAGCAGTTTCATTTCTCCATGTTACAACTTTTATAAAGTCTTGGTTGTCATCAAAAGGCTGACCAAACATAGGTAAGACTTCTTGTTTAAATTGGTCTAAGTTTATTAAGTCTATTCCAGTTTGACCATCTACAGAAGTTCCAAGGAAATCAGTAAAAGGCATAACAGAAGAAGAAATGTTACTTCTTAAGTAAGTAGCAAAACCTAAGATAGGATTCTCTTTTGCTTGTCTCATTGGGTCCCGTAGAGTGTGCACATCAAAGTCGTATTCTTTTTTAGAAGCTGGGTCAAATACAAATGACTTAGCTTTTCCAACAGGAGGAATTTGAAGTGGATCACCAATAAAGATAAGTCTAAGAGGTTCTACTTTTCTAAGAAAAGTTTGGCCATTCTTACCGTAGCAGCTAGTTGTATTACCTACATTTTTGTCTCGTTTCTCTTTGTACGCTAAAATGTGTTTAAACAGTGCTGTGTCTAGCATAGATACTTCATCTACTAATAAAACATCTACAGCGTCTACTTTACAAGAACTTTGATTCTTCTCAGGCTCGTAAGTAACTACACCACTGTGGTCGTTTACTTTTTGTCTAAGGCCTAAAAAAGAATGTATAGTTCCGTAATAAAGTTTGTCTGCATTGATGCTATTTTGTCGAAGTACTTTTACTGCTTTGTGAGTTGGTGCTGTAATACCAAACTCAATTGATGAATGATTCTTTAAACAGAAATCTACCAAAGAAGTTATTAAATAACTCTTCCCAGTGCCGGCGTACCCTTCTAGGATACTATAGTGTTTGGAAGTTGGCTGTAAGATAAAAGCTAAAAGGTCATCAAAAATCTGTTGCTGTGTTGTACTTAAGTTCATGATGCAACTTCTTTAATTTTAGAATTTGCATAACAGTCTACAATACCTTCAGTAACAGTTAAATTAAGTGTTAATCCATTTCTTTCGGAGTTTATACTTAAAGCTGGCTCACCTTTAGTAATGTCTGCGTCTAATTCTTTTTGAAGAAACTCGAACACTAACTTGTACTTTAAAGGATTAATAAGGTTTCCTCTAGTAGAATGGCTTACTAATCTTTGAAGTAAGGACACTGACTCACCAAATATTCTTTCTGACCCTTCTCCTTTGATAGAAGCTAAGAGTTGAATAAGCGGTGCGAGTGTTTGAAACTTGTCATTATCTACTTGACGGACAAACCAGTCTTGAGTTTGCTTAGGCAATTGCAAAAGCAAGTTCTCTGAGAAAGTAGCTAAACTGTCGCTTAGTACTTTGCTGTCTTGTTTTACCTCTTGGCTGAACACATTTGATTTAGTACCTAGATTTCTCATAGACACTTCTAATGCAGCTAGAATAAAGAGGGTGTTAATAAGTTGGAATTTTCCTTCCTTAATAACTTCTGGAGTTAGAGACTTCTCGTCTGTAAATAAACTCATGTTATCTGTTTTTGTGGTTTAAAATAAAATTATAAATCTGAAGTGTCAGCTCATCCTTAGAGTCTATTAGATCTTTAATTTGTTGGATAGAGTGTATGACAGTGGTGTGGTCTCTGTTAATCTCGTTACCTATAGATGTAAGAGTAGGCAATATGCTCCACTCTTTACAAAAGTAACAGAATAACTGTCGCATTAAAACAAGTTCTTTTTTCCTAAACTTTCCACCTAAAGTTTCCCAAGTCATTGGATAAATTGAAGTTCCGATGTCTAGGATAAGTTTCTTGAGTCTGTTAAGTTTATCAAGTTGCGTACAGTTTTGAGTAACTGAATTTAGATAAACTCCTACGTAAATGTTTGGTATTATTTCGTCCATACGTCTGAAATGTTTGTGTCTGCTTTTAGAATGCCTGAGGTTACAATAACTTTACCAGCTTGTACCATTAGTTTGTCAAATTCAACTTTCCACCAAGAAGCTAATTCGGCAACACAAGCAGTTGTTAACTGGTCATGTACATTCAAAAGAATGTGAATCTTATCTTGGAGGTTGTTGTCTCTAATAAACTTATAGGTTAACCACATAGATAGTTTTATCATATCACCGCCGGAGCCTTGAAATGGCATATTCTTGCTTGCTCTCTCAATACTACCTAGCTCAGCGTTGTATTGCCCAGCTCTGTGATTGGCTAGAAACTTCTTTGAGTACTCCCAGTAAGGAAACCAACGTTTTCTACCAAACGGAGGAAGTGTTTGAATGTACCCGTTTACTAATCCGAAATAACCAAAAGCGTCAAGCTTTAGTTTAATTTTAGGAAAAGCTTTAAAGTAGTCTTCAATCAACTGGTCAGCTTCTTTGAGAGAAATCTTTAAAGTACCTGAAAGTTTAAACTTAGACATACCGTACGCCAATCCGAAATTGATAGTTTTGACACCTGTCCTAAGTGTTTTGTGTTTTTTACATTTACACTTTTGTTTACCTTTACAGAATTTAAATCCTTCTGGACTGCCTGCTTCATTGTAAGCTGCAATAGTTAAAACATCGTCACCTTTTACGTAAGAAGGATTGTAGTAAGTACAGTTTTCTTCTTGACCTTTCTTCCAAGTATCTTTAAATACCATTTCTGCTGTTACAGAGTGTAAGTCTTCGCCATTTTCAATAGCTGTAAACCACACTTCATCTTGCGCAGCGTGTGCAATTAAAGCTAATTCTTGGCCTGAAAAGTCACTGTCTACAAACTTCCAGCCTGGTGTGTACTCAAAAGCATTTCTGTATCGAGTACCTACTTTTTCTTTAGCCGGAATGTTTTGCATGTTCGGAGATGCCGAACTACTGCGTCCAGTACTTACAATAGGGTTGTACTGTGTTCTGACTTTACCATCTGACTCTACATACTTGTCAATAAAAGGAAGGCCAAAAGAAGTTGTAAGCTTTAACGTATCAACGTATTCTGAATATGCTTCAAACACTTCATGAGTACATTTAGAAACGCTTTCTGCTGACAAGTCTTTAAGTCTTGGTTCTACTGCTTGTAGTATTGGTAATGTTTGATCTCTACTGTTCCAGTTGACTTCAATTGTACCTTTTAGTACAAAAAACTTTTCTTGTATTAAGTACTCTCTGTGATGTTGCAATAGAAAGTTTTCTAAAAAACTGTAGTCGCCTCCTTGAATACCAATAAAGATGTTCAGCAATTCATTGTCTTTCCAATCAGTGTTCCTCATGTAAGCTGTTAGAAAAGCTTTAGAACCTCCTTGTAAGTCAGGGAATACTAACTGTAACAAACTTAGTTTTTGTTTACCAGAATTCCAATTTATACGTAAGGTATCTTCTTCTACAATTCTGCGTAGCTGAATAGCTTTAGCATGAAGTTTTAAGTCTTGCAACAAATAGTTGTTTAACTTTACTTTTGCTTCGTCTACAATAGGCTGAGCAAGAGCAACATTATTTTGCCATTTCTCTTTGTTTAAGAGTACTCCGTGAAAGGTGCACTCGCTAAAAGCAAGTAGACTTCTCATCTCTAGCCAAACGACATTCTCTAAATTCCATTTCTTAATTTCTTCTTCCTGTTGTTCTTTGATAGAAGCTAAGTAAATAACGTCATTAGCAGCATACTGAACTTTTTCCGCAGTTAAGATGTAATCTCCAAAAGAAGTTTGTAAAGATTTGTCTAACTGTATACCACAGTACTTTTGTACTAGGTCTAACAATGAGTAATCTTCGTTCTCTACCCCGCCTTTTAGAATCTTTTCTGCAACTAAACTACAATAAACATTGTGGATTTCTACAGCATGAAAAGACATTACAATGTACTCGAAAGAAGCTCTATGGATAACTTTAAGTGTATCCCAGCTTTCTAAAGATTGCTTAATTACCGCTAATTGCTCGGTAGTTAGTATCGAGTATTCAAGTACGAATGCTAAAGTACCAGACATATTGCCAAACTGAAGAGTAACTACTTTTTTCTCACACCAGTCATCATGGATTGTAGTTTCTATGTCAAACTGATACTCTTTCTGAGCTACAAACCATCGGGAAAACTCCTCCCAATTAGTGTAGTGTACGTTTTCTATTTGTTGATTGCTTAATACTTTAATCATTTGTAAAAGGTTTAGGAATTTCAAATCTAAGGTCAATTAACTCGTCTTCACCTTCTATAACTTCGCTATCAACAAAAACGTTTAAGCCAAAATCATCAATGTGTGGCATGTTGTTATCTAGTAGCATTTGAGATGTTTTAGTTTGTTCATGACTTACTGTTAATCTAATCCCAAGTTTCTGTGCTGCAGCCTTAGCTTCCCTTCTTGAAGTACCATATTCAAGTATTAAGTTTGTAGGACTAGGCTTTAACAAATCAATTAAAAGATTAGATTGCAATATTACTAAAGTCCCGTCATCTGTAAAGTAAATGTTTTCTATTTGTGCCATACAATTGGAGTTTTGTTATTAAGTTTAAGAAAAAAGTTAGTCAGTCTTAGATGGTTGTTAGTAGAAAACTTACATTTCCCGTAGATTTCTTCTAAAGGATGGCAGTCTTCCAAAACTAGTTTTGTTCCTATTTTTATGTAAGGCATAACGTACTGAAACACTGCTTGTTTAGCAGCATTTCCCCAGGCAATGAAAACTATTGGTTGATTAGATTTAGCAAGTAAAGTTAAAACTTCGCCTGTAAACTCTTCCCAACCTTGGTTAGCATGCATTAAAGGTTTGTACTGTTCTGAAGAAAGTCTTAAGTTTAAAAGAAACACTCCTTGTTTTTCCCAATCCTCTAAATTACAGTCTGTTCTAAGTACTGGCGACAGTTTTGACTTTAGCATAGAAATAAAAACTGGCTTTAAAACTTCATTTTTATCAGTCGTACTAAAAGCCAACCCATTTGAATGTACTGAAATAGGTTCTTCACCAATCATTACTACTTTAACTTTTTCTAAAGGCATATTAAAAACTCTAAACACATCTTTTTGTGCCGGAATACAAAACTTATTTGTCAGGTTCTGTGGTACCTGTGTAGTTTGTAATGTTTTCCAGGCTTGATTCAACTTGTTCTCCCACGATTTTAACATCTTCTAATTTACTTTTGTTGATTAACAATCCGCCAGAAATTACTTTGTCATGTACTCTAACATTTTCTGTAATTAATGTGCATGTAGCACCGTTTAGCTGTTTTAAGACGGCTTCGTCTATTTCATCAGTACCAACTAGAATAAGTTGGATACCGTTTTCTTTAATAATGATACCTTTAATCATTCTATTTAAGGGGTTTAAAAGTTACTCATAATGGGATGAGAGATACTCAACCATGTACTTAGCATAAGTGACAAGTACTTCTTTGTCTTCAAAAGTAAACTGAATTTGACCAGCTTTCTCTGCTGTCTCAAACGCCTTTTTAAATTTCTTGTACTTGTTTTCTGTAAACGCTATGCTAGGCGTTTCTATTTTTTCGTCGCTCATAAAAGTTTAAAGTGTTTTAGCATTTCTAAAACTTGTTCTCTAAGTTCTTCGATACTGCCGTTGTTATTAATAGTGTAGTCAAATCTGTAAGAATCAAGTCCTATCTCTGAGGAATGGGCATTGTTAGTACTCATATCTCCTCCACGGATTACTTGTACACAAAGACCGTTACGTTTTTGTACTGCGTCATACTCATTAGGAAATCTCATGTCTGTAATGATCCAGTTAGGATACAGCAATTCAGGTTTTTCACTAAGTTGTACATTTAACCAAGAGTTTTCTGCTTTATAGTCAGTAAACAAAGCATTTACCCATGTATCAGGATGTAACCCATCTCTGATAGCTTCGGTGCCTAACTTTTGTAAAAACTCTCTGTAAGTAAGCGGAATATCCATAAAACCGTCTTGATTGTTCTCATCGCACTCATAAACCTGTTTAGTATAACACCAGTCGTCTGACATGTAAGTCTTTTTAAACTCTTGGTCTTCAAACTTTTCTACAGGAATACCCGTAAGCAATGTAGCAATCTGTTTTAACTTACCAGCAAACTTTTTGATTTCCCAATAGTTTGTCCAATTAAAACCTATACCTTTTGGATGATGTTTTTGAATATCATCCCAGTATTCTTGGTCCCAGACTCCTCCTGTGTGTAATAAAAATTGAGCAATACTGCCTACAGTGTCTTTTCCAGAATTTTGTCTACCTGATATAGCAATTAAATTTGATTTAGTTGTCATAAATTTCTACGTTTATTCGTTTAATAATGTTAAATCGACCTCTTTCTTTAAATTCAAACCCTCTAGCTTTAGAGCTTTCTAAAGATTTGAAGACTTTTTCTTCTTCTGGACTGAGCTCTGCTGAGGGATGCCATGGATCTTGTTCAAAGTCCCAACCTCCTGTTATTCCTACAGGGTACTTTCCGTTCCAAAGATACAAATGTCCTAGTACTTCGTGTTGGAAAATGATAAAAGTTTGTGTTGTCATGTTAAATTTTTATGTTTTAATTACCAAATTTCAGTCATACAAAAGTTTTCACCAACTACACCATCCATCCAAGTGTTAAGATATACATAAAACTTTTTAGTATTTCCTGAACAA